TTGATGACATTAAAATAAACAGTAATTATACTATATCTGGAAATAGCCTTAGTTTAAATAAAGGTGATCCTGTAATATACGTACCACAAAACCTCCAATATGGTGTTGTTCCAAATGGTTATCAAGGTAAACAATCTGAGATTATGTTATATAATCCTGTTGTTGCTACATTAGGAGCGGGTAATGCAACTACGGTTATTGGTCAAAACGCAGTGGCAGGACAACCAATTGTTGGTGTTTTCCAAGGATGTGAATACTATACTCCTAACGGCACGTGGGTGTCTCAAGAATATTGGCAAGCCGGTACTGCAACAAATGGTAAACCTGTCACAGCTCTTATTTGTGATGACCCGTATGTTGTTTATGATATCCAGCTAAGTTGTTATACTGGAGCATTGTTTGGTGCCTTAAATCAATTTGTACTTTTACCTTGTTTACAAATACAAGATGCTAGTTGGCCCGATACAGGTGGAGGTAATAACACACCTACGATAGCTAATAGTCGTGTTATAGGTAGTAATATTACATTGTTAACGGGCAATAACGTCGGGGGAGCTGCTGGTGCTAACGTTAGTGCAACAATGACGGGTATTACAAGTTGGCAAAATGGAGCTGCTGCGGTAGCGGGTTATAAAGATAATCCTCTTTTAGCTAATCAAGGAAACGCCGCCTTAGGTGGTAACCCATGGGGAGTTTCAACATTCTATGCTTGCCCATCATTAGCGTATACAAGTGCTAACCCACTTGTAACAAATGGGTTGAATGATTATTCACAAGCACCAGCGGCAGCAGGTAATTTACGAGTGTTAGGGTTTACACCTAATCCTAACAATGTTCCAGCAACGTTTGGTCAACCTACTAACGTAGCTACTGCTGGTAATTATTTTAACACCCCATTCTTAAATGTATTAGTGACGATTAATAATCACGCTAATAAACCTGGGAATGTTGGTGTAACTGTAACTTAATATAAAAATATAATAAAAAGGTAATATAAAATGGCAATAAGCACCGCATCGATTTACCCATTGCTTAGACCTGGTGTCAAAGCTGTAATCGGTAACTATGATACTTATCCTGATCAATGGAAAGCAGTATATACAACATATACTTCTGATAAAAAAATGGAATTTGAAGATGAATTCAAATCACTAGGTATCGCACAAGTAAAGGCTGAGGGAATGTCAGTTGCTCAAGATACAATGAGCGTGAGATATCAAACTACGTATATGCACACGACATATGGTCTTTCATTCTCAATTACCGAAGAGGCAATGAAAGATAACTTGTATGCAAGTCAGTTCCCACAACATTTAATTGCTCTTAGAAATTCACTTAGAGCAGCTAAATCTCAAGTTGCTGCTAACGTGTTTAATTTCGGCACAACTACTCAGCTAACCGCTGATGGTGTTTCTTTCTTTAACGCTGCTCACCCACTAGATAATGGTGAGACAAATAGTAACGTAGCTGCTGTTGCGCTTAGTGAAGTGGGTTTACAAACAGCTATTGTTGGTATTCAAAACTTCAAGCAGTTAAGTGGGATTTTAACTAACACTATGGGTCAAAAACTTATGGTTGGTTCTGCAAATCAATTTGCAGCCGAAGTTCTTATTGGTAGCACATATAAAACTTCTGTTGGTACAGCGAATAATAACGCGTTTTCAGGTGTTAACGATGTTAACTCTATTGTTAGTGGTGGATTTTTACCAAAAGGCTATGTTGTTAACAATTATCTAACAAATCCTAATTTGGCAATTATTATTACTGATGCTGAGAGGGGTTTAATTCACTATGAGCGTGATAAACTAGAACCTTGGAACTGGATGGATAATACAACACGGGATATGTGGTTTGCAGCAAAAGAAAGATATTCTTTTGGTGTAACTAACTGGCGTTGTGCTTTTGCATTAACTGGTGTATAGAGGTATAAATGGCTAGTCACAGCAGAGCGTTAGCCGACATTCTTTTAAAAAACGCCCCTAAAAAGGGCGTTAAGACTGTCGATGTAAAAAAAGAACTTGTCAAACCAACTGGAAAGAAATAAATGACTGTTTTTAAAAAATCCATTAATATTCCAATAACTGCTTCAACAGCTGCTTCAATTGCAAGTTTACCATTAGGAACATCACCAGAAACAAATAATTATAATAGTTATGTTTTAAACGGACCTTTAGTTTTACCCAATGGACAAATATCTTTTGTTAGTATGGGTTATTCATCTAATATTAGTATTACTAGTGCCGCAAACAATTCTGCTTATTCGTATATTATAAGTGGGGTTAGCAACGGAATTGTTGTTAGCGAAACAATAGTAGGTCCAAACGCCAATACGGTTTCTACCAACACTTTGTTTGATATTGTTACAAGCGTACGTTCTACAAACAACATTAACCTTGCGCAAGCGGTAACAATTGGCTCAGGCTCTTCCATAGCTATTGTTGTACAAAACGCAAATAACTTAGCTGATAATGGGCAACCAAATACATTGTACAATGTATTTGTAAATGCTGTAGGGGCAGTTGTTGGGTGGGGAGCAGGTCAATTAAATATCTATGGGGTTGGTGGTAAAGGTGTTATAGGTCCGTTGACAAATACATCGTTAACATATGCTACAAGAAACAACAACTATATAGCCATACCCACAACAGGGGCAGCACAACCAGCTTATACTGCTGTACAACTATCAAATGGGTTTAGAGAACAAGTGCCGTCCCCATTTAGCGCAGTTATTGTATATTTAACAACTTTAGCTGGTGTTGCACCAGCGGTAGTACCTGTTTTTATTGAGGTTGCACAAGGTTAATATGGTAAAAAAAATTAAAGGTGAATTAGGAAAATCTTTTGTGGGAAATAAAAAAACATTTCCTTCTTTAGAAAAAATTAAATCTATTTTACCTAAAATCCCAAAGAATTCTGCAAAAATTAATACCATATTAAAACGATCTAATACTAGAGGTGTATAATGCCTCTAGTTACTTCTTCTACATACAATTTTCAATCTTTAGAAAACGATGAGTTAATTACGGAATGTTTTGAACGTCTTGGGGTATCCCCAGAGCAATTAGTTCCTGTAAAATTAAATTCAGCTAGAAGAAGTTTAAACCTTTTATTATTAGATTGGATAAGTAAATCTATAAATTTGTGGACATTAAATACTGCCTATTTATCTTTAAATACAGGGCAGTCGCAATATCCAATGAGTTCCACGATAACGGATATTTTACAGGTAAATTTACGACAATTTACTCGTCAATTAAACGGAACACCACAATCAAATCAAGGTGCGAGTTATGATGGGTTAGGTGGTGGTGTTCCTGAACAAGCTTTTGATGGTGTATTATCCAATGGTTGTATCCAAACTGTTGTTGACGGAAACATTTCGTATGATTATGGGGTTAGTAATGGTACAAATGTCACCCAACAAATAAACTTTGTTGGGATATGCTCTAACACAGAAACATCGTACACATTAATAGTAGAAGTTTCTAATAATAGTGTGAATTGGTTACCGTTATTAAATATCCCTCAACAAATATTTAAAACTGATATTACTGTTTGGTTTGATATCATAGTACCTGTTGCAGCTAGATATTATAGAATTAGAGAAACAGGTGGGGAAACGTTAAGTATTCAGGAAATTTATTTTACTAATAATATAACTGATTTAAAATTGAGCCCTGTTAGCAGAGATACTTATTTGTCATTTTCCCAAAAATTTGCACAAGGTAAACCGAGTTGTTATTATTTTAACAAACAGATTAATCCAATATTAAACATGTGGTATCCACCAACAAGTTCTTATCAGGTTCTTCAATACTCATATGTTAATATAATGCAAGATGCGGGTGGCTTTTATAATATTACTGATGTACCTTCTCGTATGCTACCTGCCCTTACATGGGGTTTAACATGGATGCTTGCCATTAAGTACAATCCTGCTGTTGCTGCTGAAATGAAAAATGAATATGAACAAGCATTTAACGTTGCAACAGCTAATGATAGTGAAAACGTTGATTTGACTATAAACTATGATATAGGTAGTTATTATGAAAATTGAAAAGCGTAGATATCAGTGTGATTACTCAAGTGAAATGTTTGAGAAATTATACAAACAATATGAATGGGCTGGGGATGGTAAAATATGGACTGGTTTATGGGTAGGTCAAAAGTGGTTAGATGTTCCACAAGAACAATTGAGAACCCCTATAATAAAAGCTGATCCGTTTCCACTACCAAACCCAAGACCCCCTCAACCTGGTGTTATGGTAGATCCTAACGCCCCTACCACCACTTGGGAACCTGTTGATTAACTTATAAATAATTGGTTTAAAATGTCAGATCCAAATACAATAAGAGTGCTATCTCTTGATGGTGGTGGAATGCGAGGTTATATATCTTGTGTTTTTATGGATTTATTTGTCCAACAGTGGGGTATAAATCCTAATGAAATATGGAAGTATTTTGATGTTATAGTGGGTAGTTCTATAGGGGGAATTCAAGCAATGGCGTATTCAATAGGTCTTTCGCCAACTGATATAAGTGGATTTTTTACAAATGACGGTCAATGGATATTTACAACAAGTACTTCTACACCATCAAGTCAACCTTCAACGTTAACTAAAATAAACACTATTGTTGGCGGACCATTTAGTGACCCTACTTTTTATCCTAGCACTATTCCTGGGATAGGTACTATGCGATTAAACTCAGGTTTAGTTAGTACATTCGGATCAAACACTTTACAAAACGCTTTAACAAATGTAATTGTCACTTCTTTTGAAAAAAATGATGCCAATCCTGATTATGCACAAACAACAAACACACCTGTTTATTTTTCCAACAGCAACATTGTTCCTTTTCTCAGTGGTCAAAATTCCTTAATGACAGATGTGGGGATGGCAACAAGTGCTGCACCATTGTATTTTGCACCATGGAATATAGGAGCAGATTCATATATAGATGGTGGGGTAACACAAAACAATCCCGCATCTTTCGGTTTAGCTGTAGCAAAAGCCATAAAACCTGTTGCAAATAGATTTTGTGTTTTATCATTAGGTACAGGGTTAGGTGACGTTGGTTTTCCACCCACAACTACACTAGCTAAAGCTAAAAAAGAAATAATAGATTTAAACCTTGATCCAAAAGCTTATGGTGAAAAGTGGAGATTGTCTTCAAAACAAGTTAAAAATTTACAAACGCTTGCAAATAATCTAGGTGCACTAGAAGGTGCTAATTTGATTATGTATCTGCTTGGTGCAATGAGTACTGGTCCACAAGAGATTGCGGCACTAGAATTAAATATTGCTGCTAATTATACATTATCAAATTTATATAATTATAGAATGCAATATTACCTACAACCTGATTTGGACACAGAGCTTGATGACTCTACACCTGCTATTTTAGCATATTATAAAAGTTCAGTGACCGATTATTTTAACAGCGATATTTCAAATATTACAACTTTTATAGGTCATTTAAACGCATGAATGATGTTCTGTATAATTTTATATCACCTGTTACAGGAAGATTACCGTTAACCGAAAATTACATCCTCCTTGGTGGCAGACAAGGTTTTTCGGTAATGTCACCTAAGATTATTGATATTGAACTAGAATTAATCAACATAAATCATATTTTAGGGGATTTAAGTGCATCTGCGTTTATTTTGGGTGCACCGAACCCAAAACTACCTTTGAGTCAGGACTTAAGTTCTCTTGACAATGGGTTTATGTTCAATACAGCTGGTACAATTAGCACAACCAATGATTTACCATTACCTAGTTTACCATATAACAATATTTGGGTCGGTAACGAAAACAATGTAGCTGTTCCGACACCTTATGCTGCATCACAGAACAATAGTTCTTTTATTTTACAAACGCCTAACGAGAATTTAGCAAATGCTCAAGCTCTTAGTCAATTATTAGGCGGAATATTAAAAAGCGCACCTCTTACTGGAGTTATCAGCATCGCTACACCAGACGTTGATTATGCCACTGTCGCTACACTAGAAGAACTTGCAGCAGAAGCGGCTGCATCTGCGGAAGAAGCTAGCGCAGCAGCCTTAGAAGCTACGGCAGCGGCTACAGAGGCTACAGCAGCGGCAGTAGAAGCCTCTGCGGCAGCGGTAGAAGCAAGCTTATCTGCGACAGGAGCTGGAATATCTGCTCTTGCGGCGGCAGCTTCTGCTTTAGCTGCGGGTGGTTCAGCTAGTAGTGCATCTTCATCAGCATCTGACGCTAGTGACTCAGCAGATAACGCCAGTTCGAGTGCAACTGAAGCTCAAAATTACCTTAACACTCTCTTGAGTACTGGCTTGAATGCTCTGCCGTGTACTGGGGATGTATCTTTTCAAGGCTTTAAATTAATTAATTTGGGAACGCCAATAGTTGCAACAGATGGAGCGACAAAAGGGTACGTTGATACTGCTATTGGCAATGTTCCTTTAGCAAGTTTAACGTTGCAAGGTGATGTTACTGGTTCAGGACCTTTAAATGTTCCTGTTATTACCACTCTTACTAAAACATTAAATGAAATTACAAATGCGGGTAATATCAATATCGCAAATTTTTTGTTAAATAATGTTTTAGATCCACTAAACCCACAGGATGGGGCTACTAAAAATTATGTTGATACTTCAAGTATTGCGCCGTCACGCATAATTGGCTACCCATCAAATTCATCTTTATTTTTGAACGGTGCGGGATTATGGACTGCTCCTAGTTTTTCTAATTTAATAACTACAGATAGTCTTAGTTATGAGCTAACAATAAATAATACAAATGCAAGTAGTACTGATACAGGTTTATTAGTAAAAAATAATGGTGTTAATGCTGTTGAGTTTGGCTTTAACAATAGCACTAATGAGGCTTATGTATGGGCGTATGGTAGTTCACTTTTAAAATTCGGCACAAACGCCACAACAAGAATGCAACTTCTTAATAATGGCACGTTAAATTTATTAGGCAATAGTTTAACAGGATTAGCTAATCCTGTTAACCCTACAGATGGTGTAAATAAACAATACGCTGACTCAATCATTGCACCAACTCAATCAATTAGTTTATTTGGTGCTATTATCGGCAGTGGGCAAACAGGGACACCTTTTCTCACGGCTTTAAATAGCCTAATTGGTTTAACAACAAACCAAGTTTTTAATTTTACAGGATCTCCAACTAGTTTTAATTACGATTTAACTATTCCAAATAGCACTAATCAGACTGTGAAATTAAGGTTAAACAGAGCAAACACAGGTAATGGAGCTGGGTATGAGTTTCAATTTTACTCTCCTACTAATGGGGTGGATACCTTTACCTTTGGGTATAACTCAGGTTCAGTTTTCGGAAACATTTATTCTATAGCCAATAATGCACCAGTTATTAATTATATCTATTCGCTTAACGTTAATGATAACGGTGCATATAAACCTTATAATGGAAGTTATGGTTACCTAAGTTCTAATGGTAGTACAGGTCAAGCAACAGGTCAAAATTCTTATTCAATTAATTGTACTAATAGAATAAAGGCTTCTGAATTTAATGCAGTTTCTTCTAAGAAGATAAAAACTATTTTAGGAAGCGGTGAGGAAATTGAACATACGGCAATTGAGCTTTTTAAGAAAATCCCATTATTTAAATACAAATATAAGGAC